TAAACGAAGCAGCATTTTGTTGCTTTTGTGGATCGGTAATCGCGTTCGCAACAGCAACGAGATATGATTTAGATAATGCGCCACCTCTTGCAGTGTTGACAGCAATCAAAGCAGTATCAATATCCTTGATGTTTCTCCATGCAGCAGGGTTATTAAATGTTGGTTCGTATTGACCTCTTGCGTTTACAATACCAGCAACAGTAGATTGTTGATATGCTTTGGAACCGACTCGATTGTAAATACTCTGAGCAACGTCGGCGCATCCTTGGAAATCATTACCAAATGCTTCGCGCGAACATATCGCTACCAAAGTCCAGAACTCAACGTCTGGAGAGCCACCAGTAAACAATTCTTCGATAGCAGATTTCGTAGCTTCTAGTGCACTTTGTACAGAGCCACCCAATCTTCTTAGAGAATTAAATATACCACTACCGCTTATTGCTCCGTTGATAACACCAAGAACAAATGGTTGCTGTATCAGGCTTCCATCCATAAAGAAACCTAATACCATCTGACCATTTTGAATTGGCTGAGTCCCACCACCAAGCACAGGAGACAAAGGTAAGTCTGGTGTGGCCAAAACTTCAGATGATGGATGATAGCCAAACGCACGAACACGAATTCTACCTAATTTTAATGGATCATCGAATGTATCTTCTACCATACCGATAAACCAGTAGAACTCATCATAAGGTGTATTTCTCAAATCCCTCATGGTGCACCGTTCAGCACATCTTTTTCGTATGCATCTTTGTATAAGTCAACATAGGTTTGAAATATAGTGCCTTTGATGTTGTGTTTTACAGCGCCAACTATAAAATCGCCAGATTGTCTTTTTGAATCACTGTCATCTTCATATGCACTTTTAGCAGGGACATCTAAGTTTAGAATATCTCCTGGCTTTATGGAAGGATTACCATAGACTTCAATTGTAATCTTTGTTTGTTCGAGTAAAGATCTCTGCGCGCGAGCATAGAGATATTTTTCTTCTAGGTAGTCATCGCGTTCCCAAGCAGTTTCAGAAACAGCGATATAAGAAGCTGGTGTAAAATCGTATTTTAAGTTAAGTGGATTTAATTCTATGTTGCTAGAAAATATTGGATATGAAGTATCAATCGCACTGTTTTTCCCTAACAAGAATATATTCTTAGAATCATCTTCATACTTAAATGTTTTTGTTGGTGATTTTACTTCTCTGTTTATTAGATCGATTAACACCATTTCACCTCTAAGTATACCAGAAGCCATCAAATCAAAATAATTTGAATGATCATATTGAGAAAGATACAATACTCGGAAATAATCTTTTTCTGCACTATTTTCAATAGTAGGATCATTTCGTTCAGGATAAAACTTATATTTTAATGATCGCTGTTTGTTTTCGTCGCTGGCTATAGATCTATCAGTTCTTAACTTAAATCCTTGGTAATCTTGATAAAAGAAATATGTGCTGTCATCTGATTTAGAAGATATTGACTGCGATAATAACCTAGATATGGCATCAAATGGTTTAATCTGATGAAAGATTAAACCATTTTTAATAGTATTCTTGCTCTCGATCCAGTTATCGCCTGTTCCAATTTCTTTATCGTTGTCTTTTGGTACGGTGAATCTAGATTTTACGATTTCTTTAATAATGTTAGAGGGAGTATCTTCAGGATAGAATCTTAGCAGTGGCCAAGCGTTTGTTACTGCAGGAAAAGTGTAAGCAACAATGTCATATACTTTTTCTTTTTGTCGAGTATTTTGAATTGAGTTTTCTATATTTGTTACAAAAAATTTGAGAAAAATCTTATTGGCATCATCTTCGAATTTATACAGCGTAATCTCTATTACACTACCAAGAGCAAGTATTCCATCATCAACTAAATTAGAACTATCTGCAATTGAAATTTCTAGGCTAATTGCATATCGTAAAAGAGATTGTTTTAACGAAATAGAATTAACGAGTGTTGCAATACCAACACCAGGAGTTTGGTCTGAGAAAGTTTTCTTCAAAACAATAGAATAACTAAATTCGGTTACACTATCGTTGTTGTGTGTAATCACGCTACCAGCCGATTTCTTTTCCACATTATCCTCTTAAACTTTTTTCTAATTCCAAAGAAATTTGTTTACTAAACCTTCTATCAATAAGTCTAATATTTCGTTTTTGCTCGTTGAGTTCAAATTCTTTGTCATACGCATAAATTGGAACTAGCCAACCATCCAAATCGTCGCCCTCAAAAACATAGTTAAATGTGTTAAGCGAATATCTTTCGTCAGATACGCTATCTGCATATTCAATAACTAAAGTTTGTGCTGCTTCAACAGAACCATATTTGGTTATGATAAATTCTTTGAATTCTTCATTGCTCAAAACCCAATCAAAATAAGGATCTACTATCTGATTAGAAAGCAAAACTAACCAAGAATAATCAACAGAATCATAATAGTTATACGCTACCATTGATGGCTTTTCGCCATCTTTAACTTCATAGGTGTAGAATAGTGTTTGTCCTAATAATATTTCTTTAATGATGTTGGACTTTAGCATGATGTTTCTAAGCTCAACACCATTGTACTCTATGAGTGGAAAATTGCTAAAATATTGTTTTGCCATTTAATTGTCTCACACAAAAGGTAATGGTTTAAGTTTTTTACCAGACTTAGCCGTGTAGTTTATCTTTGCCTGCAAAGATTGTACTTCTGTTGCAATCAAATTCATATTAACCTTTGTCTGAGTGATTCTAGCATTTACATTAGCAAGTCTATTTGGATCTACTTCTCTCGCCCGTAAAATAGTATCTCTTTCTTGTTCCAACTTAGTAAGGTCAGCACGTTTTGCTTTCCAATCAGCAACTTGTTGATTAATCTGATTCTCAGTTTCCTGCTGGTTGTTAGAAACAGAAGTTTCAGAAGCTGCGTCAGATTGTGATGCACTTGGAGTTTCTGCCTCAACAACAAGTTGCTCTGGAGTCATAGATGGATTTCCAAAATTCATAATAACGTCTTTGTTCAAAGGAAATATTTCTTTGAAGGTGAGTGATAAGGCAATTGATTGCGGTGCATCAATAGTTGTAAACACGTTAAACCCATTTGGAGCATGGCTAACTTCAATGGTGGTAAGTACGCATCTTGAAAACGCATAAAGGAAATCTGTACCCTGAAATGCCAAATTAAACTCATGCGGTAAATCTAATAGTAAACCATTTGGTTGAGGAAGAGCATAATATCTTAATTGATTTATGATTTCACGCAATCTACGCGATTCTTCTTCGCTCTTTGGTTGAAACACCCAATCAAAAGTAAAAGTTCTAGGATCAACACTCTCAAAAATAGTTGCTGCGAACGGATTTGGCACATCACCAAAAAATGCAGTTGCCACACCTTTTGGAGCGATTCCTTGTAATATAGATCGTAGTACATAACTTCCCGCTGCAGCACCAGCTGGTGATAACGCTCCACCATCACCCATCCTGTCAGAAACTTCCTGACCCAACGCATAACCACCAGCGTATGCGCCAAGATCTTCTACGCTATAAGTAACATTTAATTGATCTCTAGGAATTTGTGTCGGTAGTGGCAAACAAATGTACGCGCTAGACTTTATTGATTCTTTAGAGATTAATTTTGCATTAAATTGTTCTAGTTTTCCTAACAAGCCTTTTTGCAAGCCTTTTGCTGCTTGTTCTGCTTTTTGATCGTTTGTTAGGTCTTTTGTATTTTCATTTGTGGTTTTGGCAGGTTCTTTGCTATTTCCGCCAACCAGACTTTTTATATCTGAACTGAATTTCTTGAAAGAAGTTTTCACAGGTTGCATGATAAAACTGTAGCCAATATCTTCTTCTCTCTCATCTAAGAATGAGAGAGTTTTACCGACCTTGGTTTCTTCTTTTTTCTTGGCAGTGGTCTTCTCAGCGTCATTATTACCGCGAGGAAATTTGTAATTATGGGTTCCAGCTGGCATATAAATACCTTGTTGATTATACTCTTTTATTTAGGCGACAAAATGGCATGGAAAGGAAGATATAAGGTCAAGAACCCAGCTAAATATAAGGGTGACCCGACCAAAGTTATTTATAGGTCAAGTCTAGAACTAAAGTTTATGAACTTTCTTGACACGCATTCTGATGTGCTTGAATGGAACTCAGAAGAAGTTGTAGTGCCATATCGCTGTGTTACGGACAACAAGTTACACCGATATTTCGTTGACTTCTGGTTTAAGAAAAGAACGCCAGATGGTAAGATAGAAAGTATCCTCGTCGAGATTAAGCATCAACGAAGTGATGACTTGGGGCAAGAATCAATCGAAATGGAAAGCTGCCGAAGAATACTGTAAAGATCGTGGCTGGAAGTTTCAAATTATAACAGAGAAGGAATTAAACAGCTAATGCCTGCATACATTTATACCAGATTGGTGAAAGAAGCTACAAAAGCTGGCGTAGACTTAACAGCGCATACCAAAAAAGCAGTTACATGGTTAAGATCCAAGTATACTGAAATTGGTAAGAATGCTGTTATTCCCTCTAAGTTTATCAACGAAGCTGAAAACAAAAGAAAGCGCGTCAAGATGGGTAGAATGTATATGTTCTTATACGACCCAAAAGGAAAGAAAGAACTTCCATACTACGACCGCTTTCCTTTAATCTTTCCAGTGCAATTTGCGTCTGATGGATTCTATGGCTTGAATCTACACTACTTACCACCAATTCTACGCGCTAAGTTGCTCGATGCATTATACGAATTGAGAGTCAACAATGATAAGAAAGACGAAACCACAAGGCTTCGTCTAACATATTCGCTATTGTCTGGCGCTGCGCGCTTTAGATTTTTTGCTCCCTGTTTCAAACATTATCTATACGAGCATACTCGCTCGTCATTTATCTATGTTCCGCCAGAAGAGTGGGATATGACAGTATTCTTACCAACAGAACAATTCAGAAAAGCTACCAAAGAAAAAGTTTGGAAAGATAGTAGGAGCAAAGTATAATGGCTAATCGATTTAGTATTGACAGCTTTGTAAGCAAATTCTTAGAAGTGGGCTTGATACAACCTACTAACTTTTATGTGAGTTTTAAGACACCACTTGATGGATTTGATGATGTGGCGTTTTTATGCGCTGCTACTTCGCTACCAGCAAAGAGAATTACTACAACAGATTTAAAACCATATGGATATGGTCAAACGATTAGGATGCCATATGATGTTATGTACGACGAAATAGAGCTTACGTTCTATGTCGACGCGAAGCGTGCATCATCATTGCATTTATTTGAAAAATGGACTTCTTTAGTTATTGGTGGAGCTGGAATTGGCGCAGACGGTAAATTAGATAGAACCAATCTAAATGGGCATAGGCTGTTTCCTAAGAATAAAATGCAAGTTGCATACAAGAAGGATTATATTAAAGATGTAACGATTTATGTTTTGAATCAGATAGTTGGCACTGAAGTTGTAGAAGATGCAGATTCTGCAACGGGGTCAACTTCAATGGCTTTGATTCAATGTACTTTAGTTGACGCATATCCTATTCAAATCTCACCAATACAGCTAGACTGGGGTGATGATAATGAATTCATGCGAATCAATGTTACATTTGCATTTAGAACAGTAGAGTACAGGTTCGGCGAATTAAATCTACAAGCTGTCGAGGGTAAATATTACAATGCGCGCTCTCCTTATGATACAAGCGCAAAAGTAAACCAAGAAGCCAAAGATATATCTAACTTCTTGAATAGCACTGCAAATTTCATCGGTAGTATTGCTGCTACAGCGCAGAAGATTAATCAGTTTAAGACCAACTTGACTGTTCTAAGAAGAGCAGATGGTATTCTGAATACGACCAGTGCATTACTGCCGTTCTTAGGAAACAATAAAACCGCGACTGACACTATAAATAATGTTAATAAGATTATCTCAGGAACTAATTTCATAAAACAGAATCTGAATAATATTAGAAAATTCCCTTAATAAATGATTGACTGATTGGAGAAATACAATGGCTTTACCAAAAATTAAACAACCTATCTTTGAACTAGAGATTCCATCAACAGGTCAGAAGATTCGTTATAGACCATTTACTGTAGCTGAAGAAAAGATTCTTCTCGTCACCAAAGAAAGCGACGATATAAAAGATATGGTAAATGCGTACAAAGCAATCGTAAATAACTGTTGCTTAGATAGTATCGATGTTGACAAATTATGTTCGTTCGATCTAGAATACTTCTTTTTGAATATTAGAGCGAAATCTGTTTCTAATATTGTCGCAGCTAGAATCAAAGACGAAGATGACGGTCAAACATATGACATAGATATCGATCTTGATAAGTTAATCGTATCAAAAACCAAACCAGAAAGATTGATTAAACTGACTGATGATATTTCTGTTTTGATGAGTTATCCTACATTTGATGTTATCGCTAAAGTAGGAAAGATGGACGAAAGCAATCAAATGTTAAACACTATGATTGCTTGTATCGAACAGATCTATCAGGGCGAGGAAGTATTCGAAACTTCAGAATACTCAAGGAAAGATATGGAAGAGTTCGTTCTTTCTATGGGTGTTAAAGAGCTTCAAAAGATTAAAGAGTTTTTCGATGGCATGCCAAAGGTATATGCTGAAGTCAAGTATAAAACTAAAGATGGCGTCGAGAAAATGATTAAGCTAGAGGGTATCCAAAGTTTTTTCGTCTAATGGTAGGGTATATGTCCCTGCCACATTATTACGAGCTTAACTTTGCGCTGATGCAGCATCACAAATATTCTCTCGAGGATATTAATGATTGGCTACCTTTTGAACGTGACATTTATGTTAATATGCTACTAAAACACCTAGAAAAAGAAAAAGAACGAGCAAAGAGAAACTAAATGGCAACTCAACAACCGCTACCAAGAGTCAATACCCAACAAGGTAGTCCTAGTCCTGCAAGTCAAGGCAGTCAAGGCAGTCATGATACAATTATGATTGACATTCAAAAAATACAGCTAGATGTTTTGACAGATATGCGCGGGATTATGAAAGCGATAGCAGTTAATTTAATGCGTTTTTACAGTGCATTCCAAAAATCTCAAGGAGTGTACGTAAATGTACTAAATTCCATTAGCGAGATGAATAAGGACTTCATAGAAAACTCTCGTAAGGACACTGCGGATAAACTAGCTGAAGCAGAAAAACAAAGAGAAGGAAAGTTAGTTGATGACGCAGCCAAACCAGCGAGTTTACTCGATACGCTAAAGAAGGTCTTTGAAGAATACTTTGGTATATTTAGAATGGTATTTAACATATTAAGACTTGTATTGGTACCATTAGTTATTGGATTTATAGCTGGCTTTAGAGAAAAATTTGACTTATTGACTGTGTTCCTTGCTGTTGCCATATTGTATCCGATAAGAACATTTAAGTTTATGATCAGGGTCTTTGGATTCTTATTCGAAGCTCTAAAAAGTATCGGAAAATTGATATCTAAGATTGGACCTGCGTTCCAGGGTGCAGTACAAGGAATAACTAATTTCTTTAGAAGGATGCGCATATTCTTCTTGAGAACATTAGATTTAGGTAAAATATTACAACCGATTCGTGCTCTATTTTCTGGCGGAGCTGGCATATTCCAAGGATTAGCAAAAGTGCTCGGTGGAATCTTTAGAGTATTCAGCAAGCTGTTTATTCCATTAACGATAATAATGGCAGTGTATGATGGTATAATGGGAGCAATCGAAGGATACAAAGAAGGCGGTATAATGGGAGCAATCAAAGGTGCGCTCGTTGGTATTCTTGATGGATTGATCGGATGGTTAGTCGGAATAGGTCAGTGGATTGTTTCTAATTTGCTAGAACTGTTTGGATTTGATGAATTAGCCAAGGCAGTAGATGAATTTAACTTCAAAGAATTCTTAAAGAAATACATATCATTCTTAAATCCATTTACTTTGTTGCTTTCTGTGTTCGATGAAAACAGTCCAATTAGGAAACAGTTTAGCGCAGCACTTGATAAATTGGGTAATGTTGGCGATTTCATATCAGATATCTGGGACAGTATTACGGAAACCATAAAAAATATATTGATTAAAATTGGTAAGGCGGTTCCAGGCGGTAAGGCATTGCTCAATGCTCTTGGTCTAAAGGGAGAAGATGAAAAAGCACAAGGCAGATCGGCTGCACCTCTTATGGCCATGGACGAAGAAACAAGAAAAGAATATGACGCTATTGATACTGGCAACGAACAAGTGGATAATTTGGCTAGAACTGCTTTAGAGACTGGTGATCGAGAATTATATGAAGAATTGACAGGATCGGGTCGTGGAGCCACGGGGCTTTTTGATACTTCAGAAGATACT